CGTACAGAACAAAGTCGAGGCCCGCGCGCGGTCTATAGGGGGAGCGTTTTCAAGATTTGCCTAGCCCCTCCCGCACCGTTCACTCGCTCGCCCCTGCCCCCGTCTCGCAGCGCCCGCCGCGCCCGCTGGCTGCGTTGCCCGCGCGCATCCGTGCGACTGCGGTTTTCCCCGGATGCCGCCGCGCCGCACCAGGTCAGCCGTCCCCGTCGGCTCGGCGCGAGGAGTGCAGTGTGTGCCCGCGCCGTCCGGTGCGGCGTGGTGGCAGCCGTCTCGATCGGCGTGCCCGCCTGCCTGTTCGGGTGTGCGCTGCGTGCCGCCCGTGTCGGCCCGGTCGCGTATGGGCAGACCCCCTATAATCCCGATTTCCCTTCCCGCAGATCGCGAAGGGTTCGCCGGCTATGGCACGGTTTACAGAGCGGGACCAAATTATCCAGCGCGTTATTGCGCGGGTTGCCGTCGAGATGGTGCACCTCGATCGCAAGCGTGACCCGACCAGCAGCCGCGCAGTCGCGGCAGCGCGGCTCGCGAGCCAGCACCATCGCACGCACCTTCCGCCAGCGTGCGTCGTAGCCGCGACGTGCCGCCGAGGCCCGCTGCGCGTCGTACCGCCGGCGCCGCGCCGCCTCGGCGTGTCCCGCGTGCTCCGCACACCAGCCGCGGTGCGTCGCCATGGCCGGGCAGCCCGGCTCGCGGCAGGGTCGCGCCAGTGCCATCACCGCACCCCCATATAGCCGCCTGAGGGGCAGAAAAGGGAATAATCCCGATCCCCAATATTCCCGGCGGCGGGCAGAGGGCTGGATATCCCGTGTCCCCGATACCGGGACATCGCCGATGGGGACGCGCGCCGCCCTGCGCCTGCCTCCGAACCCAGCCCGACGCAGGGGATGCCATAGGGGCGATTCCCGAATCGGGGTATCCCCAAATGCCCCAAATCGGGGATAACCGGGAATAGGCGGGAATAGGCGGGAATCCCGCGATACTAATCCCGCAGTGGCATATCGCGCTTCCGGAATCGAGCCCCGTTAACGCCAAAAGCCGCCATAACGGCGGCTTCAGACACGTTATCCGTTGTACCCGATTATGCCGTATTTACTGACATCTGTCAAGCGTCGCACGAGCCGCAGTCATCATCGTTGTCCGCACCCGCTCGCGGCCGCCAGCCGAGCAGCTGCGCCATGCGGCGGATGCCCCGTTCGATCACCCGGTAGGCCGTCCGCTCCGACCGGCCGAACTCCTCGGCGATCTGGTCAATCGGCACCCGCGGCACCGGCTCGCCCCTGAACGGATTGACCCCATAATATGCGCAGATCGCCTGTGCCGCGACCGGATCCTGCCCCAGCTCGAAGAGGCGGATTAGGGCGCGGTCGAGATCCGCCTTGCGGTGCGCCCGGCCGATGACCGGATCAACGAACGACACCCGGCGCCCACGCCGCCCGCGGCGGGGATCATCGTGCTGGCCGAGGTGATCCAGGAGATACGGGTAAAGGTCTAGCAGCCGCCGAACCATATCCGGGGTATAGATATCGCGCGGGTCCGGCCGCGATGGCGTCTGGTGACTCGGATCGTTCACCATGACCACTCCCCTCGTTGCCAGCATCACGTCACCCGCCCGGTGCCTCGTGCGTCAGCACCAGCTCGACCCGCGGCCGCCCATCTACCGGCCCGCGTTCGATCCGCATGCCCGCCACCTGGTTATCGTCGGCCATCAGGCCGGCGTCCACGATGCCATCCAGCGCCGGCTTGCAGCGCGCCGCCGCGTTGTCGAGGTCCGGCATCCGGCCGGGCGCGCACCAGCGGATCGTCACCCATACCCGGCCGCGCCAGGTGTCCCATTCCCACCATCTGGGGCCCATAGCCTCCCGTGCAGCCCGCCCGGCGTCTGTGCGCACCGCCTTCGCTGCGCGGGCGCGCTGCGGCCAGACGCCCCGCCCGTTTGGGCTCAGCACGTTAGGCGGGACCGGGACCGTGACGGTGATCTGCTCCATGGCTAGGGCTCCCAGAACCAGCGCCGCCCCGACCCGTGGCAGCGCCAGCAGGTCCAGTCGCTGGTGATCCGCGTCACGGTTCCGGCCCCCCGGCAGAGCGTGCAGGCCGGCCGGATGCGTCGCCAGAATTGCCGCACGTTAGTCCTCCTTACCGCCTCGGCCCGCTCGTCGTTGCCGTCCAATCCGCACATCAGCCTCTTCGCCTGATCGCAACACGCCGAGAGCTCCTTCGACGTGGAGCCGGGATATCCTGTTCGTCTTCAGGCAGCTCCGGCTCTTGCCGCGCTTCAGCACCATCACGCCACGCATCGGGAACCGGTTGACGGACCCACGCCGGAGGTCGAACGAGCCGAGACGACGGGCTCGACCAGGCGTCATGGTGTGCCTCCTCTCGTGCGGCGTCGAGTGCCGCCACCGCCGCGCGAAGCGCCTGACCGTGCGGCCCGTCGATCACGCCCTCCGGGTCGGGCCGGATGCTGGCCTCCGTCGCATCGAGGGCCTGGACGAATCGGCGCGCGGCGTCCACAACCAGCCGCAGCCGCGCCAGTTCGGCCTCCGCCCGTTCGGCACGCCCTTTCCACTCGTGCAACTGCGGCACGTAGCGGTTGTCCCGCTCGGCCGCCGCGCGGTAGGCGCCCTCGCCCAGTTCGTCGAGCTGATTTTCGAGGGCCGCGATCCGCGCCCGCGCCGCCGCCAGTTCGTCATGCAGCGCGTGGTTGGCCTGCACCAGGTGCTCGATTGTGTGGTCCCGCTCGTGCAACGCCCGTAGCAGCGTCGTCCGCTCGCACTCGCCCGCACCGCACACCTCCCGGGTGACGCGAGCAATGAGGTCCGTCATGCCGTCACCTCCTCATCCGCCAACCGTGCGAGCACGTCCCCGTGGCACGGCTCGGGGGCACACCAACACGCCAATACCCGGCCCCGCAGTTCCGGTAGCCGCGCCAGGAGGTCTGGCCGCCCCCGTATGTAGTCCTCGTACCGGGCGATGACCTCCTCTCGGCTGCCGTCACGGCCAATCTTGTATGGATTCGCCCAGGGCGACTGTGGCAACCCGTACCGGTGGTTGGCGCGGCCGATGTATATGTCGTACGGCTCGCCCGAACGGATGTTGACGACTCGCGTTGTCATGCCCGCCCTCTCCGTCTCATGCGACCCATAACCTCCGTTGCCATGCTGGCAGCGGGCGATACCAGCGCGACGTGCGCAGGTTGGCTAGTCGCGCCCGCCACCAGGCGACATTGTCCCGCCAGTACGGGCAGCGCGCCCCGGATTTGACGTGGTTTTTCCCGGCGGCCGCCAGTAATGGCGCGGTGCTGTCGGTTGACACCGTGATCCCGTATTGATCCGCCAGCCAGAGGATCCCACCCAACGCGGGTTCCCAGAGCACCCCGAACAGGTGTACGTGCGTGATGCCGGCAGCCGCCACCATCGGCAATACCAGGCGCATGGCCTGGCCGAACTCCGGGAGCCACGATTGCCAGCGGCCGAGGATGCACCACCCGCCCAGGCCGATCCAGTCGCCGGGTACCGCGTAGCGCAACACCTGCTGCGCACAGTCGGCGTACTGTTCGGCGTCTACCCCCTGCACGCTCAGCACTGGCACCCGTGGAACGATCGCCCCCCGCTGACTCGCCAGGTATGCCGCGGCCGCCACCGTCTCCCGTACCGCCCACTCGGCGTCAGCGCGGCTCCAGCGGCGCTTGGTCCGGGTCGTACCCGTCCACACCTCATCGATCAGCAGGTCGTAGCTGACCAGGTAGGACGCCTGCCACGGGCCGCCCCAGAGCTGGCTCGCCCGTTCCTCCCAGGCGAGCTGCCGGCACAGTGCCTGCTCCGGGGTGAGCCGTTGGTCGATTGGGTCAGAAAACGCGCCCGAGTCGAGGAGCCCCACCACGCCATCTGGGCGGCTATAGACCCGCGGCGGCTCATGCACGGCGCTGAAACACCGATCGCCGTAGAGACACGCCAGTTCGCCCTGTACCCGGTAGGCGTGTCCGCCCACAAACAGCCGAATCCCTGCTGTATCCGACACCGCCACTGCCACAACACCAACCGTTAACGACTGCACAGATCTGCTAGACCCGCTCGTGTGGGGGTATCCAGTCCAGCCCGATCGCCCGGAACACGTCCCATTCGTCCGGCGTTTCGATCACGTTGCCGTCGGCGTCGTGTAGGGCGCCGTCTCTAACGTGCCAGCCATCGGGCAACAGCCCACCGAACCGCCGCTGAGTCACGAGCCGCTGCGAGAACTCCCCAGGCCCGGTCCGGATGACGTAGAGCAGGCCAAACTGCGCCGGCGGCCGGCAGATGAACAGGTCGAGTGCGACGCCGCGGTAGACAAGACGTTGGTAACGCTCACCAATCGCCGGGCGGCCATTGCGATCGAGACGCGGTTCCAACACACCGACGCGCCGCTGTGCCTCCAGGAACCCATACAGCTCGACACGCTCCGACACGGGGTTGCCCCAGAGGTCGTGCGCCGTTGCCCGGGCGATCGGTTCGCAGATGATCTCGACATCCTTGACTCGCGGCTTGCCCCTCCGGATCGAGCCCGCCACCTCGACGCGGTGGCAGTACGGCCGGAGCATCGCAACGAGCTCATCCGCATACCGCTGTGCCGCCCTGAACGGGATTGGGATCGTCGTCATGAGACCCGCTCCTCCCTACGGTAATCGGGCGCCGCCACGCCAATAACCGTCGTCAGCCGCACGTCGGCGATCCGCGAGCCGATCCGGCCGCCCAGCCGCTCCGGCGGCAGGTTGCTGGCGATCACGGTCGGCTGCCGCGTCCGGTATCGGTGATCGATCAGCGTGTACAGGCGCTCCACCACCCAGGCCGTCGGGTACTCGGCGCCGAGATCGTCGAGCAGCAGCACGTCGGCGGTCAGCAGCCGCTCCCAGAGCGCCGCGAACGACTCATCGCGCTCCTCGCGGTCGAAGGTGGCGCGGATGCGGTCGAGCAGTTCCGGCACGACCTGGTAGTACGCGCCCACGCTGCGGCGCAGCAGCGTCCCGGCAATGGCCGCGAGGAGGTGGGTTTTCCCGGTCCCGACGCCGCCGTAGAGGTACAGCCAGCCGTCGGGGTGCTCCGCGAACGCCTGGCAGGTCGCCCGCGCTCGGACCAGGTCGGACCGCCCGCGCGGCTCGAACGATGCGAACGTCATCTCGGTGATCATGGCCTCGGTCAGGCCCGAGGTCGCCACCATCCGCCGCAGCATGCGCGTCTGGGCATCGGCGCTGGCGCATTCGCAGCGCACGAGCCGTCCGAACTCGGGGTGCCCGAGGGGCACGTCGCGGCGCAGCCAGCCGGCGCCGCCGCACTGGGGGCAGGCGTCCGGCTCGGTCTCATCCGGGCGGATCAGCCGCAATCCGTGGCCGGTAGACCGGCCGGTAGTCGATCTCGTCTGCCTCGGTGGCATAGCGGGCACGTCCCGAATCGGACGCAGCCCGCCCGTTCGATGTTCGTGATCGGTGATGGTCACGGCTGCCTCCTCGTGGTATCGCCAGGTCCGTCCACAGTTTGGTCAGGGTCTGCGGCGTCAGCGGGTAGTCCGGGGACCGCGCCCGGTATTCGACGGCGCGGCTGAACACGTCCTCGGGCGTGGCGCTGACCTTCCGCAACTCCGCGACAGCCCGGTTGACGCGGCTGCGCTCGGTGTCGGTCAGCTGGTCGTGTGGCACGCCGTAGCACACCTCGACCACGGCCTCGAAGAGCAGGTCGCGCGGGCGCGGGCGCGAACGCGGCGCGTCCGGCGCCGCCAGCGTATATATCTCTCGTTCATGTGGTTTTCGTTCAATCTGGTTATCGTTCAGTGCCGCATCCGTGCGGCCACCCCTCTCCGCATCCGTGCGGCCACCGTCGCCGCATTCCTGCGGCGGGGTGGGGGCATCCATGCGGCTAGGTGGCCGCACGGCCAGCACATAGAGATTGCTGGTCGGATCGCCGTGCTCCGAGGTCTGGGGCACGACCTGAACGGCACCAATCGCCTGGAGCTCACGGAGGGCGCGGTCTACCGTGTCCCGCGAGCAGTGCATCCGCTCCGCAATCGCCCGCCGGCTGGGGTTGGCCCGATTCGACTGGTCGGCGTATCGCGCGAGCACCGCATACAGCCGGATCGCCTGTGCGGAGATCTCCGCATCAAGCACCCATTCGGGCACGATGGCGAACCGCTCCTCCGCACTCACCCTCACGGAATCGCCTCCTCAGAACGGCAGGCCATCGTCCGGTCGTACGGAGTGACTATCACGGCCGGAGTCATGCCGCCCTCCGTTCCCATTCACGCCGGAACTGTGTCCGGCCGCGCTGGAGCCGCGTCTTGAACGTCGGCTCTACCGCCGACTCACCCTGCCAGTAGTTCCGGACCAACGTGTCGCGATACATCGGCCGCAGCCGCGCCAGGGTCGCCCGCACCTCACGCTGCGTCTCACGGGCGATCGCGGCGTCCTCCGGCGTGCCGCGCTCGATCAACGCCTCGGGGGTCAGCCGCCGATCACCCCGCACCGCCGCCGTGCCCAACCACTCCGGCCGGATCGTGACGTGTTGGCGCCGCCCGTGGTACCGCTGGATGTCCAGCACGCGGTTGCGGACGGCCACCCACAGCAGCCCGCCAACCGTATCGACGTCCGGTGTGAGCGCGGGGGGGTTCGTCAGCAGGCGCAGGATCACGTCATGGCAGGCGTCGCGGCCATCGTCGGCATCACCGGTCACCAGCGCGGCATAGCGCGCCGCGCGGTCCAGGATCACCGGGTAGACCTCGACGATTGCTGCCACGACGCGCATGGTTGCCTCTGTTCGCTACGCCGCCGGTCGGCTGAACGGCAAATGGAGCTGGGAACGGGGACGACCCCCGTTCCCGCTCAGCAGTGCCAGTTGCTGGGCGAGATCGCGCTGTGGCGCCCGCAGTTCCGCCAGATGCGGCCGCTCCCATTCGGCCCGCGCGATCATGCGCCGCTTCTCGGCGTACAGCGCTGTGATCATTCGCTCCAGTTCTCTGATGCGCTCGACCACCATGTCGCGGTCGGGACGCCAGAAGCCCATAGAGTCCGCAAACTCCGTCGCCAGCGCCCGGTAGCATTCCCGCCGTTCCTCGCTCATCCGGTGGATCTCGCGATCAATCTCCCCGATCGTGTAGAAGCGCCGTGCCATCAGCGCACCTCCCGCAGGTCGTAGGTGAACCGGCCCCAGCCGCCGGATCGCCACTGGCCGAGGCCCTCCAGCGCGCCGTACGACAGGATGTCATGCAGGTGTTCCTCGGTGATCCGGCAACCACGGACCAGGCCGATCCGGAACGCCAGTTCCACCGGCGGATCGAGCGCCTCCGAGACGGCGATGGAGACGCGCGGCCCCTGCATCGTCTGCGCACGGAGCGGCCGTTCCATCATCCGGTCCGGCGTGGGGATCGGCCGGCCGTCACGGCGGAGCCGCAGTTTCTTCGGCGCGAATGCATCACGGCCGTCCCGAATGGGCATGTCGTCATACACCCACAGGAGCTTCTGGATGTCACTGACGGCGCTCGCCTCAGCCGCGCGCTTGCCCTTGACCTTCAGGCTGAGCGTCTGCGCGACGCTCTTGATCATCTGCCGAACTTGGTAATCCCACAGAAATAAACCCCGCTCATCAGCCGGGAACCCCGTGTGCCGGAGCGGGCTTTCCCCGTCCGGCATGGGCAGGGTCTCCTCCACCCGCGCCACGGCGATCGCCTCCGCCTCGGCGAGCGCCGTCCCGGCCCGGACCAACTCGCGGGTGAGCTGTTCCACCTGCTTGGCCCGCACGTGCTCCACGGCGATGCTGTGGGTCGGCTGGGAACCCAGCAGGGTCGTGACAAACTCCAGCCGTGCGACGTACTCCCGTTCGATCAGTCGATGCGTTGACCGTGACATCTCCCCGAGCTCCTCACTCTCTCGCTACTGCCGTTGCGCTGCTCTACACAGCAGTCCACTGCTCTGCCGTGGCATTCGATGGCGGCGCGCTGCTCGTGCTGCGCCGAGCCCGGCTCTGCTGTCCCCTCGCGCGACGGCCCGTTGCTGCCCCGCACCGACCAGCACCGCCCTCGCAACCCCACGCATTGCCACGCCGACGCGATCCACCGCTGAGCTCCGCCCCCACTCCACTCAGCACCGCCCTGCCGCGGCATCGCGATGCCTATCCGACCACTGCGATGCTGTCGCCACGCCTCCCCGAGGCTGCGCCTTGACGTGTCTCGCCGCCCCTTGCCTCGCTCGTCCATCGCACTCGCTACCCTCCGCGCTGCTGAGCTGGGCTATTGCGCCGCGTTCCGGTCCACTGCGTCGGGGGGCCCTTGCCGAGCGCCACATCGCCGTTGCGATGCCGTGCGATTCGGCCCATTCCCACGGCGCTACTGTCCGGTGCATCGCATTGCCACCACTGGCCTCTACTGCGCCAATGCGCCGCCCCGGATTGCGTCGCCGTTGCGTGCCACTGTGGCTCACTGCATTGCCGCCGCTTTGCCCCGCACGGCTTTGCCTCCGCGTTGCCTCGCTGCGCTAGGCATCGCCGTCGCGACGCCTGTGATCCGTCACGTCATGGCGCGCTGCGAACCCGTACCCAGCATCGGCGGCACAGCCCATGGGCGTGGTGCGGTCGCTCGGTCGTGCCGCAGCCGATGCAGGCGTCATAGTCTCGTGACCACGAACGGATGGTCGTACCGATATGACCGAACAAGCGGTCGATCGCCTCCGCGAGGCAGGCCCGGCAACGGTCCGTGCCCGCTGCCAGCCGCGCCTTGCGCCCACAGACCGGGCAGTACGCCTGACGCCGGGGTACGGCCCCGTGCGCCAGGTACTGCCGGGCCATGAGGAGGAGGCGCCGACACTCACGCATCGGCGGCCTCCTCGTTGCCGTCGGGGATGCCGTCGAACTCGGCGCGCTCCCGCTCCATCTCGGCGTGCAGCGCGTCGATGGCCTCATCGGTCAGGTCCGACCAGCGGCGCATACTGAACTCCCGTCGGAACCACTGAGTGACGCGGGACATCGGCCAGCCGTATTCCTGCGCCAGCGCCTCCACGGCCTGAGCGATCGCCTCACCGCGGCGCTTGCGTTCGTCCTCCGAGCCAGGCGGCGGACCCGCCTGCTCACCAGTTTCGGCCTCGGTTGGCGGCTGCTCCGTAATGCGCATGTCGATGTAGCTGGACGCCTGATCGGCGGTGAGATCCCGGGACGATTCCACGCCGAACGTCTCGCTGAGCACCTGACGCCGCTCCTCGCGGCTGATGCCGAGTTCCTCGTCAATCGCGTGGATCGCGCGGACCTGACCGTCGGTGATCTCGACCTCGACGCCGGGGATGGGGACCGGGAATGCGGCCCGAAGCGCGCGGTGGATGGCGCGCTTCTGGGCCATCGTGACGGGGTCCTGTTTGGCGACCGGGTTTCTCTCCTGTGGCCCGCCGGCGCGGCCATAGGCGATGGTCGGCCGCGAGCGGTCCTTGCGGTAGACGACGCATTTCCAGATGCTCTCGCCCTGCTGCGGTCGGAGCGCGTCGAGCTCCTCTCCGGTCACTGGAACGAGGTCATAACCGTCGTAGGCCGGGTGCCGGTCGGCGATCCGGATACGGCCGTCGAACGTCAGGTACGGCCGCCCCTGGTAGGGGATGAGTTCGCCGAGGAAGGGGTCGAGGCCATAGGCGAGCGCCACGCGCGCCACCTCCATTGCCTGCTCTCTGGTCAGGTCCTTGGGGAACTGCGGCATGAGGCGCTGCGCCAGCGCCCTGGCCTCGTCATCGTTCGGAACCGGCAGCAGTGCTTTCTCCGTTGCCGTCATGGCATCAACCTCGCAATCATGAACACCACCCCACACAGCAGCGCACAGACGCCCGCGATCCCCGCGAGATCCCGGAACGCCGGGTCCCAGTCGGGCGGGACCTCACGCTCCGACCGGCCGAACTCGGTCACCGCCGGCTCAGGTGGGGTGAGCGGCCGGAACACGGGCACGCGCCGCTCGGTGATCGCCGCATGGGCAGCGGCCACGTCGCGCCAGTCGTACTCGCCCCACTCGACGTGCGCGTGCTCAATGCGCGTGAGGCAGGGGGCGGTGCCGCCCTTCCAGTCCTTGACCTTCATGCCGCCACCCTCTCTGCGATGACCTGGTCCTCCGTCTCGACGGCTGGCCGGGGCAGCCGCACCACGACCGGCCGCCGGACCAACGCCAGGCTGCGCGCCCGTTCGCGGTCGTAGCACCGCCACCAGGCGCGGAGTTCGTCCCGCCGCGTCAGGCGCGGGCATGGTGCGTACAGGGGGTTGAGCAGGGACGGGAGTGCGGGGAGGTGGTCCGCACGCATGGCTAGAACTCCTCCCAGTAGCCGCAATCGGGGCAACGCGCGATTGCGACGTAGCCCTCGACAGGGCTGTAGAATGGGTGAAATTCCAGCCCCTGGCGCCCGCAGTCGGGACAGCGGCTCTCCTCGCAGGCGTCCAGGTCATCGGCGCCGCCGAATCCCAGCCCACGAACTGGCGGCGTGCCCGGCTCCAGACCGGCGTCGAGCAACCCTTGGACGAATTCCTCGAACGTTGGGCGTGCCGTCATTCCGAACCTCCGTTCGCCCGTGCCTCAGCCAGCACCGCGGGGTAGTCGTCAACATGCCCGCAGGGGTTGTCCCAGGTATGGACCCAGTAGTACTCGCCCTCCTCGCAGCCCCGCACCGCGCGAGGCTCGCCGCGCGGGCCACCGCACCGAGGGCAGGTAGTCGCGATGGTGACCGTGCGCAGGATCGGGCCTCCCAGGCCCCATCCCCAGGCACGTGCTTCCGCCGCACGGTCACGCACGGTCACGGTCATGGTGGCGTCGCTCATCACGCACCCCCATCCTCTGACGCCGGCGGCTCGGGGATACCGAGCGCGGCCAACACGCGGGGGAGATCGTCGAGAGAGATGTCGTATGCCAGCCCGTTCGTGGTTACGATGCATGCGCCGATGGGCCGCTCAACCGCTACCTTCGCAATCGCACTGGTTGGCAGCCAGTACTGCATCCCCGTGCAGTCGTATTCCTCACCGTCAGCTGAGAGGGCGCGGGGGGCGATCCAGACGCCGGTCATCTACACCACCTCCCACCCGTACACATCGCGGACGGCGTCGGGCATGTCGCTGCGCCACATCGCCCAGTGGCAGCCCGGCGCCAGGCACCGCGCGAACGCGTCGTGCGTGAGATCCCGCTGCCGCCACGACCAGTGCAGCCGCCCGCCACATTCCGGGCAGGCGATGAACCCGGGCAGCCCGTTCGTGATGCGCACCGGGATGCCCAGCATCGCCATGAGGCGGTTGAACCGCTCCCGGCGCTGCGCGATGTGATCCATCACCTCGGCCGGGGTCGGCTCGTGCCCGGTGGGGGTGGTTGCAACGAGTTCAGGCATTTCGTATGATCCTCTCAGTACGTACACGTCGTGGTTGGTTGCCGAGCCGTCGGACCCCTATCCGACGGCTCGTGCTATACGGCTCCATCGGCGAGTAGGTCACCGTCGAGCTCGCTGATCAGGTCGCTGGCGAGCTGGTCGAGCTCACGGCGCCGTCGTGCGTGGTATGGGCTCGGCGCCTCGGTCAGCCCGTGGTCCAGCGCGTAGGCGGCCTCGAGCCGGTCCTGATCTAGCCTCTGGGCCTCGATGAGCGCATAGGTAATCGCCCGCCTGGCATCCGACAGGGCGGCCACCAACGCACTGGTGCGTGGGGTTCGCTGTGCCATCAATATCACCTCCTTTCGTGCGATAATTCGCAGCCGTCCCCCGTCCGGTATGCTGGGATGGAAGATCGGCCTGGCGTTCGGCGTCGGGCGGGCGCAATGACGCGAATCGTGCTCGCCGGCGCGCCGCCTCCCTTCACTCGTTCGATCGACTCCGGGCGCCACGCCGCGTAGCCGAACGCCAATGCGATCTCGTCGGGAGTGAGGTTCAGTGCATGCGCGATCGCCCGCTCCAGCCCCTCCGAGTAGTACCCGGCGCGGCCGTTCTCGATGGCGCTGATCCAGCGCACCGAGCGGCCGACGCGCCGCGCGAGCTCGGCCTGGGTCAGGCCGGCGCGCTTGCGGAACCGCGCCAGCTGCGGCCGGAGGGTAGGGAGGTCGCCCATCGAGCGGCGGTTAGCAGGCATTGCGTTCACCCCTATATTCCTTGCGCGCGCGCAATTCCGATGGCGAAGAAAAAAGAAGATCCTCGGGGACACCGAGCACGAGAGCCGCGCGCGAGATGAATTCTGGTGTGAGTGGTCGTTCTCCCCAGTTTATCCGATACAGCAGGGACCGGTCTATCCCCATCTGCTCAGCAAACCAGGTCTTCGTACGTCCCTGCCGCTCTAGGATGTCAAAGATTCGTGTGACGTACGAGCGGGCCATCGAGCCTCCTGTTGCCTACGCTCACCAGTATAGTGAGGGCACGCAATGATGTCAACACTTTTGTTCCAGCGCTGCTACGATACCTGTATGAGCGAGCGGAAGCCACGATTTCGGGAGTGGCTGCTAGATCAACTGGCGTCACGGGACTGGCGTCAGGCCGATCTCGCACGGGCGATCGGCGTCAATCCATCGCAGGTGAGTCGGTGGATCAACGGGAAGGATGTCCCGAGTGCGCCGAACGCGATTCGCCTGGCAGATGCGCTTGGGGCAGACCGCGACTTCGTGTTGGACCTAACGGGGCACCGCCCATTGCCACAGTTGCCACCCGACCTGTCCGATCCGCGGGTCCTGTTCTTCGCGGCCCACGCCAAGGCGCTCACTGATGAGGAGTGGGCTGTCATCCGGTCCCTTATCGAGCAGTTCACGCGAGACGAGTAGGCACGATCAATGGGCTGGGTCGTTGGGGATCTCGTATGTCGGTGGCGAAGCAAAATTGGTCGATACCATGCCTTGGAGTGGGAGCGCTGCGTGGCCGATTTGGGGCTTACGTACCGGATGGTGGACCTCCCGGCGTCGATTCCTGCGCTGATCGTGGACCGTACCATTCTGGTGCGTCGTGGGATGAGCGCCGTGACGACGGCGTTCTGGGTCTGGCACGAGGTGGGGCACTGGGTCTGCCACGTCGGCAACCGCGAGTTCTGGCGCACCCGGCCCCAGGGCTACCTTACGCTCTCCAAGATGGAGCGCCAAGCCACAGAGTTTGCGATCCGGTTCCCTGACTGGGACGACGTACTCCTCGGGGAAGTGGAGCGGGAGGCGATATGCGTATCGTACTGAGGGCAGTGCTCATCATGGTGCTCGTCGGGCTGATCCTCAGCGCCGTGGCTATGGCGTCTCCGGTGCTAATCCTGGTCGCCGCCGGACTCATCATCATAGTCTGGCGGTGGCCCGGGCGGCTGGCAGCCTGGCTCGATCATCCAGCCCTTTCTTGGGTTCCCGCACGGCTCCGTGCGTCACCGCGTGCTTTCGCTGGCTGGGCGTCTGCGATCCTCGTCCTCTTCGCCCTCATGATCCAGCTCGCTGTGGTCGGTGAGCAGCCGGGACCTGGTGACGAGATGGTCGCTGCCGTCGAGAGCACCCCGCACCCATCGCCCACACTCACCACCGCACCAACTCCGACTCCCACTACTGAGCCGACACCGATGCCGACACCGACACCAACGCCAGCGCCGACGCCCACCCCGACACCTGACCCGACACCGACACCAACGCCGACACCAGCGTCCGTTTCGCGTGATGAATACCTTGAAACGGTCTACTACCTGAGCGAATCCATGAGCGTCAGCATGGACATCGTTGGTGACCTCCTGCAGGACGCACAGCTCGGCAGCGAGCAATGGCGAAATCGAATGGCTACGGAAATGCTTATCTGGCGCGCGAACTATGACGATGCGCGGAAGTTAGTGCCCCCGAGTGACTTGGCGACGTTCCACGATGTGTTTGTTCGCGCGCTGGAACGCTATGCCAGCGCAAGCCGGGACATCGATCGGCTCATCGCCGGGGATCTGTCGGTGGCGGACCAGGCGATCGCCAAAATGGAGGAGGGCCAGCGATTGTTAGGGGAGGCAACGAATCTGCTGACCAACCGGTGAGCCGATAGCCGCACCCAGGACAGCTGATTCGTCCCGGTTTTCTCATTGCTACGGAATCGGTAGTTATTGATCCGACGCGGAAAATGCGGCGGGCGATCCGCGCGGCGGCATAGCTGACTCTGGATCAGCCAGTTGGGGTTCGAATCCCTGCTCCCCAGCCAAATCCGCATCTAGATGCGGAAAACGCGCACGCCGGCGCGTCGCCCTCCGCCCAGGAGGGCCGAAAACATGCAGTCAGGACAGCTGATTCGCCTCGTTTCGAGCGACGATCTGGAGGCGCTCATCGGGGCGTTTCTCGATGACTGTGAGCTCGCACGGCTGTCTCCCAGGACCATTCGGTTCTACGGGAGCAACCTGCGACGCTACCACTGGTGGTGCGTTCAGACGGGCGCCTCGCTCGACCCGACGCGCCACACCCCAGCCCACATCCGGGCGTTCCTCCGCTACGTCCAGACCGCCGAGCAGCGCTGGGACAGCCGCTGGAACGCCATGTCCAACAAGGGCGTCTCCGATCGCACCCACCACGCCTACCACCGCACGCTGTCCCGGTTTTACAACTGGCTCGTGGAGCAGGAATACCTCGACGTCTCGCCCATGGCGCGGGTCCGCGCGCCGCGCGTGCGGCAGGAGCAGCCGGATCCGTTCAGCGATGAGGAGCTGGAGCGCCTGGCCGCCGTCCTGCGTGCCGCCGGTGACGGCGTGCTCGCGACCCGCGACCGGGCGATCGTCGCCGTGCTGCTGGATCTGGGGCTGCGGGCCTCGGAGTTAGCCGGTATCGAGGTGCCGCACCTGTCCATGACGACGGGCGACCTCTACGTCGCCCATGGCAAAGGCAACAAATCGCGGCGCTTGCGCCTCGGTCCCGGCGCCCGGCGCCATGTCCGGCGCTACTGGCTGCGCTGGCGACGCCAGGCGGGGGAGGAGGGGGCGCTGTTCCTCTCCGATGCCTGGGAGCCGCTCACCGGCCAGGGGATCCACCACATCACCACCACGTTGGGTAAGCGCGCCGGCGTGCACCCATGCAACCCGCACCGGTTCCGGCATACGATGGCGGTGAACGCCATCCGCGCGGGGATGGGGCTGCTGGAACTCCAACAGATCCTCGGGCACACCAGCCTCGATATGGTGCGGCGCTACGTGAAATTGGCCGAGGGCGACATCGCCCGGGCGACGCAGAAACATTCGCCGTTCGACCACATGCGGCTGGGGCTCTGAGGTGCGCGGCTGCAGATAATCGTCGTTATCCGCACAGCTCACGCTGAGTCGCCGCATGTTAGGTTGCGAAACAATCGACCGCGCCATCGCCGAGGGCATTGACAGGATCGTATAACGTGTGATACCATCTCCTCAGATGGTTGAGGCAGGGGGAAACGCCCCCGGACGAGCAGAGAGGAGATCCCCGATGATTGACCTGAGCACCCGCCCCGAGCTGGCCCGGCTGGATGCCCTGATCACGGTCGTGCTGAATCACACGAACGACGATACCGGGCTGAACGTCCTCCTCAGCGATTATCCGGTCGTGTGGGATGCACTGATTGGCAGCGTGGAGCCGGAGGATGAGGACGACCTGGCCCGTCAGGCGAACCGCGCCTATGAGGCGATCCTGCGGGACTACGCCGCCCGTATCCCGATGCAGCGCTACGAGGACGGCTACGTAGAGGAGGCGCAGGCGTGGGCGCTGGCTGAGCGGATCTACAGCGCGGTGTATGGTGCCGACGACCGACGGCACCAGTCAGAGACGTTGTTCGAGATCGCGGACTGGATCCGCGAGGGCGACTGGGGCGAGGACCAGGTTCCCGACGTGGAGGCGTTGGCCGCCGAGTGGCGCGAGTACGCCGGCGAGGCCTAACGCGCGACACCAGCAGACCGCCCCGGCCGATCCGGCCGGGGCGGCTGTCTGCGTCGATGGTTGAGGCCGAGCAGACGAGAGGATGGTACCACATGGCACCCACAGATATCGACCTCCCCCAGCCCGACTACGCCGACGATGCCGAGTGGGCGTACCTGGCGCCGATCCTGCGCACGCTGGCGGATGACCTGGCGCGCATCCACCCGGCGGCCGTTTCCCGCCCGGTCCCGCTCCGCACCGTGCTGAGCGCCGCGCTCCACCGCGCGTACCAGTCCGGCATGAGCGAGGCGTACCGGCAGCTGCGCACGAGTGCCGAGGCAGCGGCCGAGCTAGGCGTGCAGCGGGTGACCGTGCTCAAACACGCGCGGCGCCAGCACATCGGCTGGCGTATCGGCCGCGACATCCTGTTCCGGCCCGAGGATATGGAGCGGCTACGAGGGATCGTTGGGCGACCACCGGGGCCGCGACCAGCGCGGGAGGAGTAGCGTCATGCGTCGCCCCGATGCTGCGGCCATTGACCGCGCGGTGGCGTTACTCCGTGACGGGGCCACCGTCACCGCCGCCGCTGCGGCGATCGGCGTCCACCCGACCACGCTGCGACGGCACCTGCATGCCCGCGGCCTCGCGGGTGAACTGCTGGGACGCTACGGCCGGCGTCGGCCCCGCATCCCGGAGGCGGTGATCGACCAGGCGCTCGCGCTGCTCCGCACGGGCGCGGACGCCCCCACCGTCGCAGCCGCCCTCGGCATGAGCGTGACCGCACTGCAGCTGCGGCTCGCGGAACGGGGGACGACGATCGCCGAGGCGCGCGGGGCGCGGGCGCGACAGCCGCTGGGGATTGACCGCCTGCGCCGGCTGATCGCCATCCTCGTCTGGATCGCAGCCACGCCAGCGACGGGGTCCGAACTCGCTGAGGCATTCGGCATCGGTCGTGATCGGATCAAGGACGATATTGCGCTCCTACGGGCGGCCGGGGTCGAGATCACGGCACAGCGGGGCGGTGGCTATCGCGCCTGGCTGCCCCGCCCTGATGGGGATGCCGGCGAGCGCGACCTGTGGGAACGGTTCATCCGCCGCATGTAACTGGGCACAGCAGAGAGAGGGGGGGCGGCCGGGTGCCAGGGTCCGGCCGCAGCCTAGGCCGCCTCCCCCTTCCGGGCCAGCGCCTCGGCGCCGAGCCGCCGCAGCAGCACGCGGTACGGTGGGTCGTTCTCGGGGTGATACTCAAAGACGGCCCGCTCAAAGTACTGGACCACGCGGCGGCCGCCCGGCGCCTTGGGATCCGGCTCCTCAATTTCATCCGTCAGTGGGTAGCCGAAGATCATCAGCCCGCCGTTGGCCTGCCAGTACTGCCAGAACCCGCCGCCGATATAGTGCTGCGTCTCGGGGAACCAGCGCCCATCCACCGTCGCACCCTCCGTCCGTCGCCGGGACAGCTCTTCCCAAAATCGGCCCGCTCTGTAGGACATAACGAAGTCGGTCATTAGCGTGCCGGGACAGCTCGTCGGCTGTAGCTCCTGATGGCCCCAGACATCGCGCGCGGCCGTGCCCCGGCCCTGGTGCAGCCAATCATCACAGACCTCGGCCAGCGCGATCAGCTGCTCGCGCGTGGCCCGCTGGTCTCCGCCGAGTGGCACGAGGATGCTGAGCGCCGTCGCGTTATGCGGCCAGGTACCGCAATGCCACAGGACCGATTCGACGTCCCGGCACAGCCATTTCTCACCGGCCGGGCCAATGGCGATGTGGTACATCAGCCCATCGCCGCGGAGCATCCGGCCGTTCGTCGGGTCCTCATCCCAATCCCGAGCGACGTGGTACTGCGCATCACTCACCACCTGCCGCCAGGCCGCCGCGCTATCCGTGTGGTTCGGCACCGGTGGCCCGTTGTAGTGGACCACGATGCCGCGCTTCTCTGACAACGGCACGCGCGTGCCCGGCCCGCCGTCGGGGTTGCGCGGGAGCTCCCCGCGCCGGTCGATCAGCCCGCGGATACCGTACAACATGGGTCCCTCCGTCGGTGGCGCCGCCGGCGGTGGCGGCGCTGGTGTCGCCGCATGGCGCGTCGCCAGGATCTCCGCCATCTCGCGCGTCAGCTCATACGTGGGGTTGTCCTCCCAGATCCCGAGGCCCCAGAAACACACGCCGGCAACGCCGGCCGGCACCGTCTCCAGCCAGGCCAGATACCGCCGCGCTTTTTCCGGCCGCGGCGTGGCCCGGTCATCGATCCCCGCCTCGCTGATGAACACCGGCCGCCCGGTATCAACGGCGAGATCGAGAATCCGCAGCCAGTCCCCACCGCCCCCGTCTCCGAGGTCGTACCAGCCGTAGACGTGCGTCGCGATCGCATCGACATGGTCGAGGATGCACCCGTGCTCGTCTCGCGCCAGGAGGTCCCGCGTCTGTGCGAGGTTGCACGGGAGTGACACCGCCCACTGGAGCTGCGGCCGGCCGAGCACCTGCGGCAGGCGCCGCAGCGTCTGGAGCGCGTCGTACCGGTGCCGCCAGATATCGACGCCCTTGATATCGGGCTCATTGCCGAGCTCGATGATCCAGCGCACCTCGGGGTGCGCGTCGATCACCGGCAACCAGCGCACGAGATCCTGCCAGGTGCGCTCTGGAGTCACGTCCCCATCCTCGCCACACAGCAGCACCGTCCGCACGCCGTCGGTAACGAGGTCCGCGAGCCGCTCCGGCGTGAACCCGAACCCGATTGGGGTGCGAATGCGGGCGATCTCCGCCCGCATCGCCCGCACGATGGCGCGGTTCGCCTCCCAGTCCGGCTCGCCGGCCCGAATCACGGCCGGCCCCACCAGGATGCCGCTCATGAGTGTCGCTCCGTTCGGTCAGGGCGATCGGGTGCCTCGGGCGTCTCAGGCGACAATTTCGCCAGCGCCGCCTGCAATACGGCCGGCACCGGCAGCCCGGCGCGCGCGGTGTTTTCGAGGAGAGAGATCGCCTCATGGGCGATATAGAATCCGGCCACCGCATCCGCCAGTGGGATCCCCGCCGGTTCCTGCACGACCGCCGCGGCGCCCACGACTACCAGCACGATCCCTTTGCGCGCCACCCCTCGGAACGAGACATCCGAGCTGAGCGACCGGGTGACGTAGGCGGCCAGCACGCCGGTCAGGATGTCCAGCGCCATCAGCGCGACGAGCACCTGCACCATTGGCGTCAGCCCTCCCCACGCCGCCGCCGCGGCGGCTGCCAGCCCCCGAACCGCCCAGGCGGCCAGATCCATCGCCCCGTCCCGATCCATCGTCCCCTACGCTCCTCTCTCTTGCGACCGCGCCGTGCGGCGTGCCCGCGCAGCGGCGACCGCCTGCGAGAGCTCCGCCCGGCTGATCGGCCGGCCCACCACCTCAGACAATTCCTCCGGGAGCTGCGGCGGGTTCCGGCGTGCCTCGAGGTACGCGGCAACGCGCCCTTCCTCCTCGGCGAGCGCACGTTCCAACTGCGCCGGATCGAAGTGGGCCACCCCATCCGCGTCGATCCACCCCGGGATGACGAACGCCGAGGAAAACACCGGCATCCAGTCATGCTGGTGCTCGCTCCACTCCGCGTTGAAATGCAGCATGGCGCCGTCAAACCGCGGACCGGTAATCTTGGCGTACAGTGGCATCGCTCCTCCTCTCTAGACCGGGACCAACTGCGTCGCGGTGACCATGGCGAGCAGCGTCACCTCGATATCCATCAGCCCGCCCGCCTGGATCTGGATGGTGTTCCGCTGCTGCCGCACGACGCCGCGGCTATCGACCAGCCACTGCGTGACATCGAGCGTTTGGTTCGACGAAAACGGACCGCCGAGCTCGGCGGTCCGGTCGGTGCCATTGATGATGATGCGTACCTGGCGCTGGTTCGTTGGCGGCAGACTGCCCTCAAATATTCCGTATTCCAACCCGTGGGTGTGGGCCGGGATCTGGTGCGTGTGGCCGGCGTGCGAACTCGACGTCGTGCCCGTCACCGTATGCGAGTGCCCAGGCACCTGGTGCTGGTGTGCGGACTCGGCCTCAGCGGTGATGCCGCCGACAGTGTGGTTGTGGCTCTGCGTGATCAGATCGGTTACGATGCCACCGGACCCGCCGGCGCCACCCCGCCCAACGTACACACCGAACGCGGTGCCGGATGAATCCTGAAACTGCAGTTGCTGCCGAAACGGCGGATCGGACCACGACTCGGTTGCGCTGTAATTCGCGACACCGTGTCGGTGCTGGAGCTGCGCGACGCCCGTCAACCCGGTAAGCGTATGGCTATGTGACGTGGCAGATATGGTCGTGAGCGCCGCCCCCGCTTGTGCCGTCTGCCCGCTCACCGTGTGGCTGTGCGAGCCGCCCGACGCGCTCGTCGTGCCGCCACCCGCGGCCGCTGTGGTGGCATTGGCGCGGATCGGCCGGAGCGTTAGCCGCAGCGTTGCCTTGTGCAGGTACCGGATGTTCGCATCGAAATCGACCTCAAACCGCACTGGGTGGTTCGCATCAATCGTCTGCCGCAGCGGGCCATACGGCATCACAAACGTGATCGGCTTCAGCGCCGTCTGGATCGTCCACAGGTCTTCGACCGCCTTGGCGATGGCGTCGGCGTCCGTCGGCTCCGGCTGATCCACCGTGCTGACCGTGAGGCGCCAGGCATCGGCGCCGCTGTCGCTGAACGACCGCTCCATGTCGAGCACGTAGAGGTCACGGTCGATGGACTTCCACAGCCGCCGGCCGCCGTCGGGCGACTCCACCAGCCCGCGGTAGATCAATCGCACCGTCTGCCCCGGCGTGAGCGCCGGCGCGCCCCCGGTGTAATGCGTCAGCCCCACGACCTCGACCTCGTAGGCCTCGCGCTCGGTCGTGTGCCAGGCGAGCCAGGCGCTCGCGATGTCGTAGAGCGCATTCGCCGCGTCCCGCACCGCCGCCGGGCTGTTCGAGAGCGGTTGCGCGTCTTTCACGGAGAGCACCCGGACCCGCAGGCCTCTCGCGGCAATCGAGGCCGCATCTTCGATGTACCAGTAGGGCTGGCCGTCTGGGCCGATGGCGCTCTGGATCGGGTAGGGACTGGTGCGGTCGCTGTACTGCAAGGTCAGGCGGGTGATGCCCTCGCCCTCCCCGAGTGGAATAACCCGGTTCCACAGCTCACTCTGCGACGATTGGAGCCGTAGCCGCGTGATCGGTAGCACCGCCAGGTCCGGCGCGGCCTGCTCGACGTTGCGCAGCACGAGACCCGACGCCTCCCCCGCCGCGATCAGATGGACCGTGCGGGTCAGCGAGTCTTCGACCACGTGCCAGCCGAACGTCTCGGCGATCTGCACGAGCGCGTTCCAGATCGACACGCCCTCGAAGCGCGCGCTGACCAGCCGCGTGGTGGCTGGGATGCTGCCCCGCGTCCAGCCGGTGCCGCTGAGCAGGTCATCCACGGCCGCGGCCGGCGGCACGCCATCATAGGCGCGCCCGAGCAGGGTATTCGCCCACAGCAGCTCGACGGCGCGCGAGTCGCCCTCCACCACCAGCCGGGCGGCGCCGCTCGCGTCGACCTCCGCCTCGGCGCTCCGGATCACGCCGCGGAACACGACGCCCTCACCCTCGCGGATGACGGCGATCTCTCGCCCGGTTTGGATCAGATCGGCCCGATCGTCGGTGGCGGGGACCTCAAACCGCACGCTCCCGATCTCATCCAGGGCGAGCTGATACTCGCAGGCCAGGACGTTGACGATTGGCCCCGGCCCGAGGGGCACGCCGTTGCGGTCGGCCACCTGGATGACGACGCGGTGTTCGTCGGCAATCTCGACCACGTGCAGGGTCGGCGTCTCGCTCACGGCCAGGTCGGCCGCATCGGCCGCGGCCAGGTCGGCCGCGATGGCCGGTGTCTCCATGGCCGCCAGTGCCGCCGCCTCGGACACCACCACCTCGGCGGCCAGGGCGCCGGTGCGGTCGGCCGCAGCCAGCGGCGCGGTATCACGCGACGTGACCTGGTAGAGCTCCCGCACGCGCGAGCGCTCGGTCACGGCCAGCGGGCCAATGTCGGCATTGCCGGTGAGCGCGGCCGCGATGGTCGGCGTCTCCATGGCCGCCAGTGCCGCCGCCTCGGACACCACCACCTCGGCGGCCAGGGCGCCGGTGCGGTCGGCCGCAGCCAGCGGCGCGGTATCGCGCGACGTGACCTGGTAGAGCTCCCGCACGTGCGAGCGCTCGGTCACGGCCAGCGCGCCGGCGTCGATGCTAGCGCGCTGCTGGGCCGCCGGCACCAGGTCCACGTTGAGCGTGTACGTCCCGTCCTCCGGGACGGTGATGATCTCGATACGCGGGTTGTAGCCGGCGGCGCTAAACGTGATCGTCCGGGTGCCGGCGATCACCTCGGCCAGCGTGTAGGTGCCGTCCGGCCCCGTGGTCGTGGCCTGCCCATCGTCACTGGAGACCGTCACACCCATGAGGGGCTGGAGCGTGGCGGCGTCGCGCACGGTGCCGGTGACGGTGCCGGTGGGGGTGTACGCCTCGTTGACGGCGAGCCGCTCCGACCCGGTGTACCCTCCCACCGCGTACAGGGTAGAGCCGACCACCCCGGCGGCGAGCCGCTCCCGCGCCGTGGGCATGTTGTCCCGCGCCGCCCAGGTGTCGGTGGAGGGATCGTACGCCTCGTTGACGGAGAGCCGCGCCGACCCGGTAAACCCCCCCACGACGTAGAGGAGGCCATTGACCACCCCGGCGGCGAGGTTGTCCCGCACCGTGGGCATAGAGGCTCGGGAGGACCAGGTGTTGGTGCTGGGATCGTACGCCTCGTTGGCGGCGGTCCGCGACCCGGCGTTCCCGCCCACGGCGTACAGGGTAGAACTCACCACCCCGGCGGCGAGGTAGCGCCGCGCCGTGGGCATACTGGCCCGCGTGGACCAGGTGTCGGTGGAGGGATCGTACGCCTCGTTGACGGCGGTCGGCGCCACGGTCCACCCACCCACGGCGTAGAGGATGCCATTGATCACCCCGGCGACGGGAGAGCTCCGCGCCGTGGGCATGGAGGCCCGCGAGGACCAGGTGTCAGTGCTCGGGTCGTACGCCTGGTTGACGGCGGTCTCTGACCCGGTGTTCCCACCCACGGCGTAGAGGGAGGAGTCGACCACCCCGACGGCGAGTCTTTCTCGCGCCATGGGCATGGCGGCTCGGGATGCCCACGTGTCGGTGGAGGGATCGTACGCCTCGTTGACGTCGGTCCGCGCTGTGGTCCACCCCCCCACGGCGTAGAGGAGGCCATCGATCACCCCGGCGGCGAGCCAGTACCGCGCCGTGGGCATCGGCGCCCGCGTTACCCAGCCCATGACGCACCCCCGGTCGTGCCCACCACCCCGCCGCGCACCACGCTAGCCCTCCAGCAGCCGGTCTTTGATCTGCTCGACAATCCGCTCGTGCGCCCGCGCCGCCGCGAGCTGGTCCGCGTGTGTCTGAGCTGCCGCATCCAGCGCCTGGGGATCCGTCACCCCCGGCACCGGCTGGAAAATGAGCACTCGCCCATCCTGCTCAATCAGATACGCGCCCATGGCCTCACCGATCCCGTGGCTGGCCCGCACCTCGTCGGCAGGCACCCCATTGATCGGCTCAACCCCGTCCCAGGCACGCGCGGTCAGCCGCGCCCGCTCCTCGGCGAACAGCGCGTCCTGATCCACGGCGGCATAGGCAGCCTGGAGCGCCCCGGCCAGGTTGGCCCCGTGCAGCACCTGGATCACCGCCCACGCCCCCGTGTCCTGGCCGATGGCGCTGATGGCCCGGGCATAGGGGAGCCGCAGCTCAGCCGGCATCGTCTGCGTCATGCGTCACCTCCTACGCCCCGTGCACGAACGCGACGTCAACCAAAAATTCCCAGATGGCTACCGAGGGTTTCGTCCCCAGGTTCTCGACGACCCGGTTCAGCATCTGCCCGCCGGCGGCCGCGTTGAACACGCCCCACTCGCGCCAGTCGAAATTCGCATCCCCCGTCCCGAAGGTGGCCTGGAACGTGATCTCGTTCGGACCCCGCTGCTCGCCGTCGATCAGCGCGCCGCGCATTGGGAAACCGCTGTCCATCGGCTTGCGCACCTTGCTGCTCCCCTGTAGGTCGGTCTGCGTCGGGTCGAACGCCGTCGTGCCGTTGCCCACGCCGAGGTGCGCATTGACGCTGTCGAACCGGGCGAACGCCGTCCCGCCGATGATGGCGTCGGCGATCACCTCCAGCGCCTTGTCCGTCAGTGGCATGTCAGCCTCCTTTCTGCCGCGCCCAGGCGGCCTCTAATTCGCGAATCCGGTCAGGATCGGTGACCGGCGTCCCGTCCGCCTCAAACCAATGGACCGCCTCCGATTCCTCGTCAGGCGGTCCATCTCCCGGTGTTCTGCCGTTTTCCCACTTCCGCAGCACGCGCCGCACGCGCATGGCGCCGAGCGCGGTGCAATCCCCCGTCACGCGGGTATCCCCTCCTCTCTAGTGCCAGGCCGGGTAGTACTCAACCGTGAGGTCATAATCCGGGCTGCCGCTGCTCTCAAACCGCAGTGTGTTGGCGCCAGGTTCCAGCCGCAGGAACCCCACTTGCAGCGGGCCGGCCGTGAAATTCGCGTAGTCGTCAGCCCAGGTATTCCCGCCGTCCGTGCTGTACTCGACGGCGAGGCGCCCAGTGTCGACCCGCCAGAAGTGCCCGTTCCCCCCAACGCGGTTCGTCTGAAACGTCTCCCCGGTGAACGTGTTCGTGACCGTCGGGGCAGAAAACCCCCCGTTCGTGCGACTCGTCAGGGTAATGACGATCTGCCGCACCACCGCCGTGCCGGGGTTGACGGCATCCAGCTCGTAGGTGCCCGTGGTCACTCGCTGCGCGAGCACCACCGGGTCAGCGGCAAACCAGTCGGAGAGCCGGACGAACGACGCGATCACCGGGGCGTGTCGCCGGTGCTCGACGGTCAGCGTGATGTCCGGCATGGAATCCAGCCGTGCCCAGGCCCAGCGCTCGTTGCCGGCCGCGTCGACCGCCCAGAGCTTCCCCCGGCCGATGCGGTAGAGCCGCGCCCGCAGCGTGTCGAGCCGAGCATCGAGATCCGCCCCGTCGGCCTCGACCAGTAGCCCCCGGATGCGCTCGTGGGCCACATCGAGCGGGGCCGGTCGCCGGCCCAGGAGATCGACGTGGTAGTCAGCCCCCACCACCGGCTCGGTGGCACCTCGCAGCCCCTGGGTGCTCTCCCACTCGTACTGGGCTTTCGGGAATTCCACCGCCAGGCTGCCGGTCGCGGTGGTGAACCGGGTGATCAGTCGCGGACGATCGCTCATCACGCCACCCCCCGCCGCCGGAGTGCAGCTCGGACACCCCAGCCGATATCGCCGGCGGCCCGTTCCGCCTCATGGCGATCGCGCGCCTCAATCGTGACCGGGCCGTAGAAATTCACGCCGATGCTGTCAGCACCTCGCGACCGCGGCAGCTCCACATTCGCCAGCGCGGGCGCGAGCCGGGGCGGCCGACTGGCGCGCGCCATGGTGTCGAGGATGCGATCCAGCGCGCGGTCAAGGTCTATCGGGTGCATGAGCGCATCGGCGGTAATCACGAGCGCCCGATCCAGCACGCGCGTCAGCTCCCGTGCGATGCGCCGTAGGGTTGCCACGGCCTCATTGAGCGCCGTCGGCTCTGCGGCCGGCGCCGCCCGCCCAAGCTCATCCCGCAGCACGTCCCGCAACACGGGTTCGGGCGCCACGATCTCCGGTCGCGCCGAGGCCCGCTCCCCGATGATTGCGAGCGTCGGGCGATCCACCACGCCGCCGCGCGCCATCTGCGGCACGCCCGTAGCGGTCGTGCCCGCTGGGGTGCTCACCGGCGGTGCCGACGCCGCGATCTGCGCCGCCTGGTAGAGGGCCGCCACCCCATCCTGAACCTGCCGCAGGGTCTCGCGCGCCGTTTGGGCAAACCGCGTGGCCGAAACCCGCGCGTCTTCGGCGATCTGGGAGGCCCGCTCGATCACCGTCGAGATTTTCTGCACGTTGCCGGTAAACACCCCCATCTGTTCGTTGGTGATCTCGGACATCTCCGAAATCTCCCGGCTGGCCTGGATCACCGGCGAAACGATCTCGACCAGCGGTCGGATGGACTCGGCAAAGGCCCGGGCGGCCGCCAGCGCCTCAGTCCGCATCTGCTGGGCAGCCGTGGTGAAGGCGCGGACGATGCCGACGATGAGCGCCGTCAGCGCCCCGGTGAGCGCGCCAGCCGCCGCCGGCACGCCGCCGGACTCTTCCAGCTCGGCGGTGGCGCGCACGTAATCAATGGCGGCCCGGAACACGTCCAGCACCGCCCCGACCGCTCCGGCCGCGGCCTCGGCCGTCTCCAGAACCTCGGTCTCGAATCGGCTGGTGGCGTCCACAAACGCCTGGGTCACGGCCTCGGCGAGGGCGGCGAGCAGGTCAATGAGCGCCTGCGGCACTTCCATGACCGGCCCTTCGCGGAGCGCGTTCGCGGCGTCCAGCGCGAACCCGAGCGCGGCGCCGATGGCGTCAAACGCCGCGACGATCCCGTCTCCCGCCTCCTCTGCCGCAGCCAACAACTCCGATCCGAGCCGCTGGGCCGCCTGGCCCATCGCCCGCACCACTCGCTCGGCCAGGTTCGCGAGGCCCCGCACGAGCGCCTGGCTCGGTATCTCGATGCGCTGTTCCATGGCAAGGCGCGCGAACTCGACGGCCGCGCTCATGCCCTCGAACGCCGCCTTCATCGCCTCGGCAAACGTGGTGGATGCGGCCATCAGGCCCTCGCCGAGGTACCGGCCGCTGTCACCGAGACTCTGAACGACGTGCTCAGCGAAAAACTTGATATCGGACGCCAGCTCCTTCGAGGGCAGCACCAGCTCGCTTTCGGCGACCTGGCGGGCAAACGCCACGGCTGCCCCCATCGCCTCGAACGCCTGGGTCATGGCGTCCGAGAACGCCTCCGCGGCCGCCATGAGCCCATCACCGAGGTAGATACCGCTGTCGCCCAGGCTGCGGACGGCGTGCTCGGCAAGGAATTTGATGTCAGAGACGAGGCGTTCACTCGGCAGGATGACGCGATCAGACGCCACCGCGCGGGCAAACTCCACCGCGGCGCCCATCGCCTCGAACGCCTTGGTCATCGCCTCGGAGAAGACCTGGCTACCCTCCAGCAGCCCGTCGCCGAGGAACGCCGCCGAGTCGCCAAACGACTGGATCATGTGCTCGGCCCAGAACTTGATCCGGGCCGTGAGCTCTTCACCCGGTACAACCACGTCGCGTTCGGCGATCTGGCGGGTGAGGTTCACCGCGTCCGAGAGCGCGCCGAACGCGCTCTTCATCGCATCGGCCGCCGCCTTGGCGTGGTCGAGCAGTTCCTCATCGAACGCGCGGGCGATGCCGGCCACCGCCTCCAGCGCCCGCCGGCTCATGTCGATCAGGGAATCGAGCGCCGGGATGGAATACCCGCCGCGGAACCGCGCCATATCGCGCGCGAGATCCAGTGCCGCCCGCAGCGTGTCGAGCACCGCCCGGCCGGCGTCGGCCGCCGCCTTGGCCGCCTCCGGGGTCATGTCGCCCAGGCCCTGAACCAGCCCGGCGATCGTGTCCTGGCCGATCTCCCGCATCACCGTCGAGGGCGAGGAAATCCCCAGGAATCCGGTAATCGCGTTCTTCGCCGCCTGCGCGACCTCCCGCGCTTTCTGGGTGACGGCCGACACCATCGAGCCAATGCCATTGATCAGGCCCTGCACGACGTCACGCCCGGCCTGCCATAGCCAGGTGATGGCGCCACTAAATGCGCCGGTGATGCCCGTGATGATGGACTGCGCCGCTCCCGTCACCGAGCCGAGCATGGAAGTCATGCCGCTGGCGACGTTCTGGACCAGCTCGGCGCCCTTGGCCAACATCTCGGCCGCGAACCCGGCCATCCGCCCCAGCACGTCGGCTACGAGCCCGCCGATGATGCCCAGCACCTCGCCGGGCAGCCGACCGATCCAGGAGATAATCCCATTGACCATGTCGGGGATGATCGAGCCGCCGACCAGCGCGTGGTACAGCCCCTGGAAGAATCCGATAATCGTCTGAACGAAGCCGGAGATCGCGCCGACCACTGCGCCAACGAGCGCTTCGAACGCCCCGGTCACGGCGGTGACGAGACCACTGATGATGTTGCCGACGCCCTCAGCAAACCCGGTCACGATCCCCTTGGCGGCCTCCCAGGCGGCCGGCCAATCACCGCGGAACAGGGCAACCACGAGATCCACCATGCCGCCGATAACGGAAGTCACCACCTGGATCGCGCCGGTCAGCGCCTGCACAACGCCGGTCGCCACCTGGATCGCGCCGGGCAGCGCCCCGGAGAGCGCGCCGACCAGCCCACCGATGGCACCCATCACCAGGCCCAGCGCGGCAACCAGCACCCCGCCAATGACGGCCGCAATGGCGGTCAGCGCCGTCCTGGCAATGTCGATCGCCGGACCGAGCGCCGCCCACAGCGCGCGGAGCTGTTCCAGCAGCGGCCCGGCATTCGCGGTGAGGTTGTTCCACAGATCGCCGAGGATGCCGATGATCGCCCCCACCGCGCCCATGACCGCGTCGCGGATGCCGAACCAATTGCCAATGAACGCGGCCGCCACCAGCCCGACGGCAGCCGCCACGGCGGCCAGGATCGCGGTCAACGGGTTGAACAGGGCGATCAGCGCCGAGACCGGCCCGCCGACAAGCCCGATGGCGCTGGCGAGTCCCACCACAATCGCCGAGAGCGTGGATACCGCCGTCGTAACCGCGGTGATGATGCCCGACACCTGGCCGAACAGCAGGAACGCGCCGACAACCGCGGCGATCCCGCCCGCGAGCGGGGCGAGCCGGCCCACGACATCAGCCAGCCGCTCGAAGGCACTCGCCAGCGTGTCAATGGTTTCGACTTCACGGAGCTGGCTCAGGGCCGAACCGATACCATCGAGGATTGTCTGCCCGACCTGGGCCCAATCAACCGATTCCACGTTGGTCCGCACCCAGGTCAGGATGTGCCCGCCGAGCTCCCCTGCCGTCTGGGCCAGCGTGCTGACCGCCGTGCTGATGCCATCGAGGACGGCGGTCCCCACCCCCGTCCAGTCGACCTGACCGAGCTGGTCCCCGATCCACGAAAGGATCGTCTCGCCGATGCCGACCACGGTGGAGATGGCGCTGCCGAGCGCGCCCACGATGGTCGTGGCGACGCCGCTCCAGTCAACGCTCCCCAGCGCGTCGCCGAGTGCGGAAAGCAGGTTTGTCGCGAGCCCCAGCGCCGCCTCACCCAGGTCCGTCAGCCCCTGGAGCGCGGCCGTCAGTCCGTCTCGCAGTACCTGACCGATCGCGCCCCAGTCGACGTTGCCGAGCGCGTCCCAGAGCTCTCCCAGCGCGTCGCGCGCACCCTCCAGATCGCCACGCCAGACGCTCGCCAGGAACCCTGAGACGGCCGCCAGGGCCGACTGGAACTGGCCAGTGAGGACGTCAGCGAGACGCCCCAGCCAGTCGCCGATAGCCGTCACCACCGGCATGACCGCGTCGCGGATACCGCCCCAGTTGGTCGCGAACGCCACGCCGAGCGCCGCCACCGCGGCGATCACGAGGCCGATAGGGGAGACGAGGACCGCCAGTGACGAAGCCACGGCCCCCAGGACCTCGAGCATCGTACCCAGCCCGATCAGCGCCGGGCCGATGGCAACGGCGAACGCCCCGATAGCAACCGCGATCGTCTGCGTGCGCTCGCTCAGGCTGCCGAACCACTCAATCCCACGCTGGAGCAGCCCGACGAACGACTCGAACGCCGGCCGCACCGCGTTCATGATGATCGGTACCAGGATGTCGCCCAGGGAAATCGCGACATCCATCAGCTGGTTACGCATGATCCGCAACTGCGAGGCGGTGGTGGCATACCGCTGGGATGCCTCATTGGATAGCGCCGTGTTTTCCTCCCAGGCGCTCGTCGCCAGCTCGAGTGAGTTGCGGAACAGATCGCCGGCGCCGGCAGCGCGCAGCAGCGCGTCACGGACGCGGATCTCGGAGAGTCCCAGTTCGTCGAGCACGGCGAACACATTCTCGCCGGCCGCACTCATGCGCCCAAGGCCCTCGATGAAGGTGACAACGGCGCCGGCTGCATCCTGCTGGAACGCCTGCTGAAACTCGGCGACCGTCATCCCCGCGACCTGCGCAAACCCGGCGAGCTGTTCGCCGCCCGAGGCCACCGCATTCGCGATCATGATCATGACGCGGGAGATGGCCGACCCACCGGCCTCGGCTTCGATACCGACCGAGGACAGCGCACCGGCAAACGCCAGGATCTGGGCCTCGGTCAGCCCGATCTGCGCACCGGCACCCGCGATGCGTAGTGCCATCTCGACGATCTCGGCCTCAGTGGTGGCGAGGTTGTTACCCAGCGCCACGATGGTTGACCCGAGCCGGTCAAACTGATCCTGCGGCATCTGGGTAATGTTCGCCAGGCGCGCCAGGGCGGTCGCGGCCTCGTCGGCGGTCAGGTTGGTTGCCTCGCCGAGGTCAATCATTGTGCGGGTGAACAGCAGGATATTATCCGTCTCGATCCCGAGCTGTCCCGCCGCCTCAGCCACCGCGGCGATTTCCGTGGCCGCGGCCGGGATCTCCTTGGCCATGTCCCGGATGCCCTGGGAGATGGCCTGGAGCTCCGCTTCGGTGGCATCCACGGTTTTCCGCACGCCGGCGAACGCCGATTCGTAGTCGATCGACGCCTTGATCGCCATACCAGCGGCCGCCCCAATGGCCGCGCCGACGACGGACAGCTGCCGGCCGATGTCCTGCATGGAATCGCCGACATCCCGCAGCGTCTTGCTGGCGTTCCGCAGCGTCGCCTCGAACTCGCCGGCGTCCGCACGGAGTCGTACGTAGAGGGATCCGACCTCTGACACGGGTCACCATCCTGACCTGATCGGTGAGGCGGAAGAGACGATCAACGCCGCCACCGCCCGCATTCAGGAGGCATCGTCACCGATGCGTGCACGGTTGGAATAGCGAATTTCCCCACCGAGTGCCTGCGTGAGGCGCCGGAGCACCGCTAGTTGCTGTTCTGGCGTCCGTGCCCGGGGCTGCGTTCGCCGGCGCCTGCGGCCCAGGATGTCCTCAGGTGTGTACGGCCGTCGCTGCCGCTTCCGGTCGCGGTGCACGTTATAGATGGCCGCCACAATTGAGGCCATCCGGTAATCCTCCTGCTCCTGCCGCCAGGCGTATCCTTCAGCGAGCCGGGCGAACTCGGCGGGCGTGAGCTCCCAAAACTCCCACGGCGTTAGGCCGATGTTCGCGGCTGTCTGCTGGACTTCGTCCCAGTCCCAGCCGCGTTTTTTGGGACCGTCCCCTCACCAGCTTCGGCATCGCCGCTGCCCTTGAACAGGTTCGAGCGTGTGAACGCCTCCAGCACCGCGTCCATGGTGCGCTGCAACCCCAGGTTGTCGATAACCTCATCGGCATCATCGAGCGTGATGTCCCGCCATTCGTGCCGCAGCCCCGCCGCCACCAGCGCGGAGACGAGTGCCAGCGACACATTACCGCCCTGCTCCAGGCGCCGGCCGAGTTCCACGAACGACTCGCCTACCTGCTCTTCCAGCCAGCGGAGCCCCGTCATGCCGAACCTGAATCGATACACCTGGCCGCTGTCAGACCGGACCTCAACGTATTCCATACATGCCCTTCCTCAGGGAAGCATATGGCCGGGTAGTCACCTACCCGGCCGAGTAACCACTGACGATATGCCTAAGCGCCGGAATCCGGGATGGTGAGCGTCGGCTTGCCGGAGATCACCAGCGTTGCGCTCCACTCGATCCGGTCCTCGATCTGCGGATTGATCGAGAACCCGGTCATATAGCCGTCGAGGGTGATCTCCCCCAGGTTGTTCGGCAACGTCACCTTCCACTTGATCACGTCATCCAGCTCCATGATCGCGAGCTGGCTCTCGTGGGCCGTCCAGATACCGGTCAGCTCGATCTCGCCGGGCTCTTCCAGCCCCTTGATGTACTCCCGCACCCTCGTGGGCGTGTCGTACCCGGTGACGTCGACCTTGTCGGCCTCGCCGAACACGAGCTCGCCGATCTCGGCGATCCGGGCGATGTCATTCCAGGTCGTACCGCCGTCCTCGCTGTAGGCGAGCGTAGTTCCCAAACCGATGTATCCGCGCTGCGCTGGAACCGACATCTCAGTCCTCCTCGTACCAGATGATGAACTCCGTCATGACGCGCGCGAGCCCGTCCTCGGGCTCATCCAGATCTTCGTCAATGCTCTGCTCAGGGATCGCCACCTCCGTCTCTCCCATGCGGCCGCGGTAGCCGAGTAGCGCCCGGCGCAGCTCATCCGCGACCGCCCTGGCTTGCGACCGGCTCGGTGCCCACACGTCGAGCTGCATGCGCGTCCGCACAAAACCGTGCGGCCCGTCGTAGGTGACGGGCCGCCGCGTCGAGACGCGCGTGTACGTGATCGCCGGGAGCACCGGAGGGTCCGGGAGCACGCCGGGATGCACCCGGCCCCCGACCGACGGGACGTGTTCACGGAGATATGCCACCAGTGCCGGCTCAAGCACTGGACGCCTCCAACACCTTTCGCCAGAGTGCGACCGAGATGGCCTGCTCCACCTCGTGCGCCACGCGGTCGAACGTCGGGCGCATCCATGGGTGCGGCCGCATCTTGCGCGTGCCGTACTCCAGGAACCGGCCGTAGAACCCGTCCCCATCCGGCCCCACGCGGATGCTGTATTTTTCCCGCCCATTCCGGCTGATCACGATGTTGTCCCGGAGCTGCCCCGTGCGGTATGGCGCGCCGGCCTGGAGCGCACTCTTCAGGTATTCGCCGCCTTCGGCCAGCGCATCCTCGATGACCCGCTGCACGTTGACGTCGCCGCCGAGCTTCCGGAGCTTGCGCTCTAGCTCCTCCCACCCTTCCAGCTCAACGGAGATCGTCGCGGCGCCGCGCCCCATCGAGACCGCCATCACGACACCTCCCGGCACATCAGATGCAGCTCGGTCCGGCGCCCATCCGGGTCGATCACCGCCTCGATGCCGAGCACCCGGTCCCCGTGGATCACGCGCATCTGCCGCGCGATCCCAGGCCGGTAGCGCACCCGGACCCGCGTCGTCACCTCGCCGACGGGCACCTGCCCGCTCTGCCAGTATTCCCGGCCACGGATGTCCCGAACCTCGGCAGCGAGGTTGTCAATCACCGTTTCCCAGCCCTGCGAGGGCTCGCCCCATTCGTTGGTCCCGTCAACCGGCGCCTCGATCCGGACGCGGTGCCGCAGGATGCCGGCATGCATCAGGCACCCCCCAGCGGATCGAACGGGAACACCCGGTCCGGCCAGAGCAGGTACTCCGGCCCATAGGCGAGCTTGAACGTCGGGCCGGTCCCCACCGTGATCGCCTCACGGCTCTCGTAGAGGTGCCCGACAAACAGCAGGATGGCCGCGCGCGTCTCCTCGGGCACCGCCGCCCCGGTGTCGCCATAGCCGGCGACGTAGGTGATCCGTACCGCGTCCGGTTCGTCGGCCGTCGTCGGCCAGGCCGCGCCCCGCCGGAGGATCACCCGCCCGGGCACAGCGGCCGGATCGGCCCGGTAGGTATCGGGACTCAGCGTGCGCTCTTCGCCGGCCGGGTCCAGGTAGGTGATCTGTTCGACCGACTGGAGCGGCGGTCGGGGCAGGTAGATCACCCGCCCGCGTGGGAACCGGGGCAGCCCCAGACGGAACGTCTGGGTCACGTACGCCCGTCCCTGGATCTCCTCGGCACGCTCGGTGGCGGCCCGGATGATCCGCTCGATCAGGCTATCTTCGGCGTCGTGGTCAACCCGCAGGTGCAGTTTCGCCTCTGCCAGACTGACCGCCGGTTCCGCCGGCCCCGCCAGCCGCTCCAATGTCCACATGGCTATGCCCTCGCCCGCCCGCGCCGCCGGGCGGCCGTCTCCCGTGGGGCACGGGCCGCCGTCTCCGGCGCCGGCGCGTCATTGACCTCGGTAACAACGAGCGCAGCGAGCAGCCGCTCGCCGCGCTCCGCGTCCACCTCGATCAATTCACCCGGCTCGCGCCGTTGACCGGTCTCCCGGTCAACGAACGGCCGGATCACCCGATAGGTCGGCATCGCCCCTCCTTCTAGGCGGCCGGCACGTCCAGCACCACGAACGGGCTGACCAACGTGCCGTCCTCATCCTGAATCGGGGAGCTGAGCCACGGCCGCCCGGTCGTCATCCAGAATGCCTTGATGACGGTTTTGTTCTCGCGGAAAAAGACGTGCTCGCTGGCGGAGATCGCGAGCGGGGCGCCGTCCTTGATCAGATAGTAGCCGAGATCGGCCAGAACGAGGTCGCCCTTGTTGCCGAGCGTCGGCATGCGGTTGCTGACTACCACCGGGATGCCGAGCAGCGTGCCGGGCACGTCATCCCGCGCATTCGGCTGCCAGACGAGCTGCCCCGCGGTGTCCATCATCTGCATCAGTTGCGGGAGCACGGTCTGGCTCGCCAACCACACCGGGTTACCGCCGAACAGGAATCGGCTGTACATCGCCACGACGTCGCCGTAGGTGATCTGATCGGCCGTCTCCCGGTTGACCGTCACGTTCGAGGCGTGGCCGATCAGCCCGACCGGCTTCCCGTTGCCGTCACCGGTCAGGAACGCCACGTCCTCTGCCGCGATGATCGCCTGCCGCAGGAGCTGCCGCACCACCGAGTCAGCGATTGGCGCGTTCCGAATCAACTTGTCGGTCAGCACCGTATGGGCCGCGACCTCCTGCGGCTCCAAGCTGACCTCATCGAATTGCGGGTTGGTCTCCGGTTTTTGCGCGCCCTCGTTGATCCAGGCCACCTGGACTCCGGCATAAACCCCACGGGTCCCCGACTGATCGAGGATGGGGATACGGATGACCGCATCCGGGGGCGATCCGGCCGGGATGACAAACGCCCGCGGCCGCACCACGGCTTCCCGCGGACTAATCCGCAGCAGGTCGCTCCGGAATTGCTCCGGCACCAGGTACCCACCGAGGGCATCGACGCTCATCTGGAGGTCCGCTCGGTCCTCGACCCGCTGCCCACGCAGCCGCTGGTCGCCCGGATTGAAGCGCACCGCATGGATGAACTCGCCGAATGAGCGGAAGTCGCGCTCGTCGTAGTCCCGCACCTCAAACCGCGGCGCGTTGCGGGTGTCCGGCTGGGCCGGCTCGGGCGCGGCGTCACGTGCCGCCCGCAGCTCCTCTAGCCGCTCAATCCGCGTCCGCAGGCTCCGCAGCTCGCTATCAAGCGCGTCGTACTGCCGCTGTTCCTCCTCGGTCAGGTCCCGGCCGGCGGCCTCGGCGGCCTCAATCAGGCTCTCCAGCGAGGCGAGCTTGTCCCGGTATTCTTGCCGCAACTTATGAATATCACTCATGAGACACCTCCATCAGGGCGAGGTACGCCCGGTGCATCTCGATCTGTCGTTGCCGGCGCCGGAACTGCGGTCCCGGCAACGCCGGCGCGACCTGCTGGCCGGCCGGCGGCGGGGGCGCAACGACTCGCCCCCGAGCATACACCTCCGTCTCGGCATAGGCGGGGTAGGTGACGGGGCTCACGTCGTACAGGTCAACGTCGAGGATTTCTCGCAGCGGCCGTGGGCGGTCGCTGTCGTTGTGCCAGCGTTGGTCCCGGACCTGGAAGCTGAAACTGCCCTGCCGGACGTTGCCCCGCTTGACCTTCGCCACGACGCGCTGGGCATCGACATCGGCCGGGTCAAGGTCCGCCTCGAACCACAGTCCGTGGTCGTCCTCCCGTAGCCGCAGCGTGCCGTTCGTCGTGCGCGCCATCACCGTGCTGGGATCGTGGTTGAACACCAACGCCACGTCCTGGCCCTCATTGATCGCCCGCGCGAACGCCCCAGGACGGATCACCTCGTCAAACCCGCCAATGTTGGCGGGGCTGTTGAACACGGCGGCATAGCCCGCCAGCCGCAGCACGTCACCGCCATCCTCACCGGCGGCGCGCTGCTCGATCCGGATTCCATCAATGCTGAAGGCCCGGACCTCATGATCCAGGCCGGTGCTCTCGATACCCATATGTGCCTCTCCTAGCCTGGCGCGATGACGCACTGGCAGCCGGTGTGCAGCGGCGGATGGCCGATCGACGTCTGCGAGAGGAACGGCGCCAGCCCCGGCAGCACGAGTGATGTCCCCGCGGCCAGGAACGGGTGATCCCCACTCACGATGCGGCCATCCATCGCCTTGCAGTAGTCGCACGGCTCGTCACCCGTCGCGATCCAGCGGTAAAGGAAGATCCCGAGCAGGCCATAGACGAGCTTGGCCGCCGCATTCGCGGTCCGGTGCGCCTCATCTTCGGCGTCCCGCTCTACCCGGTCATCCCAGCTATCGATCTCGGCGTCGATCAGCGCGGCGAGCTCGTCCAGCTCCTCAGCGTCCTGGCGCTGCTCGGCAGCGCCAGCCGTCCGCTCGCCCCACGCATTGAGAATCGCCAGCAGCCGTGATCGCGAGTCGCCGCAGTGGCGCAATGCCAGCACGTCAACGTATTCCCGTGCGAACTGGTCAAGCTGCTCGGCCGGGGCGCCCTCGCCCCCGATCTCGTCAACCACCTCGGCGGCGATGGCTTCCATCAGGGTCCGCACCGGCGGCAGCATATACTCAACCACCCGCCCCGGCAGCCGCTCGTAGTAATACTCGCGCACCCAGGCCGTGAAGGCGTCGGTGCTGCGGCCCCGGAGGTGCCGCCGCACGGCCGCCCGCACCTCATCGCGCTCGATCCGGACGATACGCGCCAGCACGTCGCGGTAGATTGTCCGGTGCGCGTTCGCTAGCCGGCGCCGGGCCGTGACGGAACGCTGGGCACGGCTGGCACGTGCCTCGAACGGACCGACCGCCCGCTGCCCGGCCCCCGGCGCCGCCTCAGGCGGCTGACCCGCGGGGATCATGTTGAGCGGCTGGAGATAGACATCCCCGCCCTCGATCGGGTTCATGTTTTCGAGCTCCCGGATGTCGTTGGCGCTCATCCAGCCCCACTGCCGCGCCGTGGCATACGCCTGCGTGCGGCTCTGGATGTCCCCGCGCAGCAGCCCGTCGATCGCGAACTCGACATAGTACGTCTGGCGCTCCTCGGGCGGCAAGAGCTTGCGCGTCAATTCCTGCTCGATGCGGACGATCCATGGCCGCATTGTGTAAACCACGAACCCGATGTTCTGTTGCTCGATACCGGTCCCCCATGAGGTCGACCGCTCCACATCGGCGAGGAGATGCGGCGGGATCCGGAAGAACCTGGCGAGCTCCTGGACCTGGAACCGGCGCGTTTCGAGAAACTGCGCGTCTTCCGGCGGCATGCTCACCGTGATGAGTTCCATCCCCTCCTCGAGGATGCCCACCCCACCGCGGCCACGGCCGTGCAATTGCTGCCACGACTCCCGGAGGTTTTCGCGGGCCACATCGGAGAGCTGCCCAGGATGTCTGAGCAGCACGTGCGGCCGGGCGTCGTTGGCGAAAAATCGCGCGCCGTAGGACTCCGCGGCCACCGCAATCCCGATGGCCTGGCGCATCATGGCGAGCGGGGAGAGGCCCTGTAGCCCGTCCATCGCCAGCCCCGGCACGTGCAGCACGTCGCGCGCTGGCAGATCCCGCACCCGGCCGGCCGCGAGCTGTATCCGGTAACGCACCTGCCCATCTTCAGTCTCATACGGCTCGACATACCGCGGGTGCACCGGCCAGAGCGCCACCACGTCGCCACGCTGCCGCTCGATCAGGCTGTAATGGTTGCCCCACAGCGCCAGGTGCGCCATCATCCGCTCTAGCCAGGTGTAGGCCGTCATCCGCGGGTTAGGCTCGGTGTGCAGGATCGGGTAGAGCGCGTGGTACGGCGCCCGCTGGCGGCCGCGTGGCTCCAGCCGTTCGTAGACATGCAGCGGCAGGCTGGCAAGCGTTTCAGCGAGAATCCGCACGCACGAGACGACCATCAGGGTGTTGAGCGCCGTTGTTTCGGATACCCAGATGCCCGCCTCCGAGCGCCCACCGAGCCACCGGACGAACCAATGATCGTCGGGCAGGTCCTCACTGGCGGTGAACCGTCCGCTTCGGCGTTCGAGCAATGTCGATAACACGCCCACGGTCTACCGGCTCCCCATGATGCCGAGCGCCAGCAAGACGACGCCCGGCACGATCAGCGCGAGCGGCGCCCACGCGAAGTACAGCCCGATCGCCAGCATGATAAGGCCGACGCCGGCCAACACGTCGGCGATGTCCAGTTCCGGAACCCTCACAACACCAGCACTCCGCGTGTCTCATACACCGACCGGCGCCCGGTGGCCCCGGCCGCGATGGCGTCGTTGCGCGCCTCCCACGACAGCACCGCCGCCATCGCCAAGTCGATCTTCAATGGCGAGTCGGGCCGCTCCTTGCGGATGAGCCAGAGCGGGCGCCCCTCCTCATCCCGCTGTTGCAGCTCATGCCGACAGGCGTTCCCGATGTGCCGCGTCAGCGCCTCGTTGCCATCGTGCGAGATGGTCCCTTCGGCGATCGCTTCCTCAAACGCCCGCAGCGCGTACGTCATCGGCCGGCGGCGGTTGGTCCACCATTCCATCACCCGGTCGGACCCGTACCGCCCGGCCCACTGAGCGAGCCAGGACTGCCAGTAGGGCGGGTCGGCGTACATGCGCCACACGTCGTAACGCTCGAACATTGCCGAGACCGCGTCGTCCACCTCATCGGCCGGCACCTGCCAGTCGTGCGCGTTCAGCGGCGCCTCCCACACCCCGACAACCCACTGATAGCCAGTCTCGACATGCGTAGCCACCAGGCCCGTGGCGTCGTGGAACATCGCCCCGTCGAATCCCAGCGTGATGAGGTCGCCATCCTTGACCGGCGAGTCCGGTCGCGCCAGCGCCTTCCACCGCTCCACATCGAACGCGCGCTGCCCGCTCTGGACGATCCGGTTGCACCAGACCCGCTCCCAGTAGGTGCGGTCGGTGGTGGGGTCGCGCCAGAGGTCAACGATGCTGTCAATGTCGCGCCAGGCCGCCGCCGGCCCCGACGCCTCGATCACCGCCGCCCGCGCGCCCTCCTCGGTGTCGAGATCGTGCACATCCGAGGCATAGCGGTAGAAGAAAAACAACTTGCTGTCCTTGATCCGCCCATCCGCGACCGCCTGCGCATACTCGTAGGTGCGCTCGGCCACCGATCCGGCGCCCGGCTCATGTGCCGTGGTGATCTCCAGTGTCCAGGCATCGGCTGCCTTGCGCTTCGGGACGTTGGCGAGCATCGTCTGGTGTGCCTGGAGCAGCCGCGGCAGCGTCCACCAGTGCGTCTCATCCGCCACCTGGAACGTCGTGCGCGCACCGTCCCGGGCGTTCGGGCTCGACGCCAGCGAGACGGCCTTCCCATCGCCACGCCGGCGCATGATCCGCTCGAGCCCGATGTCGAAGTCATCCCGGATGGGGCTCTCCTCGAGGATGGCCTTCAGCGCGCCGTAGGCCAGCTCGTCGGACTGCTCTTCCGTGTAGGCCACCAACGGGATGTACGGGTCGGTCACCGGCCCGCCGATGGGGTTCCCGTGCCCATCCCAACCGATCGTGCGCACCGGCCCCTCCGGGTGCAGCTCCACCGCCGCGATCCAGGCCGCCAGCTCGGTCTTGGCCGTCCCCTTGGGGAGCACGATCGCGCATCGTTTGAACCGCCGCCGCCCGGCGAGTGGATGTCCCTGAGGGTAGACCTCATACATCCGCCAGATCAGCGCGCGCTTCTCATCGTCCAACCGCGCCGGCTCACCCCGCAGATCCCCCGGCCCGAACACGAGGTACGTCTCGATGAAGTCACACACCTGGCCGCCGAGGCTGGGGTACGGCTCCTCGTCAACCGGCGGGATCATCATCAGCGCCATAGGACTACTTCACCGCCCGCAGCAACTGCCGCGGGTCCGTTACGCTGCCGTCAGCCGCCGGCGTCTCGGCTGCCTGCGGCCGCCGCCGGCGCGCGGCCTCTTCGCCCTTCTGTACCTCCCACTGGAGCCGCGAGCGATCCACCGGCGACAGCCCGAAGCGCGCCTCCTGTAAGCGAATCTCGGCCATCAACTTCGGGTCGTGCGTCTCGTAGAACCGGTTGATCAGGATCGCGAGCCGTTCCAACCCGTCGCGGTCGGTGTCCAGGTACTCACTCGCCATCGGCGAGCGCCAGACGTTGCGCCACCAGGCCCGCGTCCGCGGGTGCCAGGTCACACCGGCAATGCGTGGCAGCCGCGGCACGACGGGATTGGCCGGCGCCTCGAGCGACGCGGCGGTTGCCTTCCGGTTCCGCCGCTGCCGCAAGTGCGCCGGCTTCGGTGCCGGCCCCCGACCTGCCATCGCTCACCGCTCCTCGCCAGGGGAAAATGGGAGACCCGTACAGAACAAAGTCGAGGCCCG